GTCATTGGTTGTACACCACAGATGTCGTAGGCAATAAGATTAGGCATTGCTCTTCTTACAAGTGAAATTAGAATAGGGTCCCAGTTAGCAACTGCGCTACCTGTTACGTTTGCAATTTCACCTAAGAATGCTTTGTCTTCTTTCGCCGCTTTTTCTTGGTTTTCCAAGATTACTGATGTCACAGCTCTTTTGTACGGATTGTCAATTTTTGGCAAGTCCGCATGATTAAGAACTGGAGACCATTTCTCTTGTAAGTTTTGCGAATTAAACATTTAAGTCTCTCCTTAGTTTTTTAATTGTTGTAGATATCTCTACTTTTTACCCTACTAATTGCAGCCGTATAACGAGACATGCTATCAGACATATCTGTTACTGTGTTACCATCTTCGGAGTTAGATTGTGCGTCAACATTTTCAGTTGAAGCAGGCGCTGATTTAGCATTTCCAAAGTAACTTTCTTTAATAGTAGTTAACTTTTTCTTATACTCGTCTGCACCTTCGTAACTAACATCTTCAATTAATGATTTTAGTTTCTCAACCTCTGTGTCAGCAAGACCAGAAGTTACTTCGTCTAAAATTTCATCTTTTGAAAATTCGTTAATTTGTTTTTTCATTTCCATTGATTTCTCAGTTGTTTCGTTTAACTTAGCTTTCAGCTCTTCAATTTCTTGTTCTTTAGCTTCAAGTACGTCATACTTTTCATCTGGTATATCAATGTAATGGTCTTCAAATAATTGTTTTAAACCACCAATAAAGTCTTCAGCAATTTCTCCCTTGATACCTTTTTCAATAGCAAGTTCGTTTTCTGACATCCATTGTTCAACAACATAGTTCAAGTAGTTATCAACTTTGTTTGTTAAATCGTTTTTGAATGTTTCAGTTGCTTCAGATAACTCAGCAGAATACTCATCTTCTAATCTGCTAATCTCAGTTTTCACTTTTGATTTAACAGCAGCTTCAAAGATAGTAGCAGCTTTGTCTTTAAAAGTTTCAGATAAAGTGTCATCACCAGAAACTAGAGCAGCAACATCTTCTTTTACGTCAATGTCTTTAACTCTTTTTTCCATTTTTTCTTTTTTCTCTTTATCTTCTTCGTCAGAATGTTTAGCTTCGTCCATGTCTTTTTCATCTTCGTCGCCATTCATAGCTGCCATCATTTTTCCGTATGAAGCGGCTAAGTCTGATTTTTTCTTTTTGCCCATTGCGTCATACATAGCTTGGATTATACCAGCTTTTGTTTTCGGCATTTCAGCAACTTTTTCTTTATCGTCTTCTTTTTCATCAGCGTCATCATCATGCGCTGCTTCTTTTTTTACTTTATCGTTTTCTTTTTCGTCTTCAGCATTCAATTTTTGCATTGGTTCTGCTGGAGATGCACCTTTCGTAGGAGCTGACGTATCTTTTTTAGCTTTTTTTGCATGGTCAGTTGAACTTGCGTCTGTTGGAGAAGTCACTGCTTTTCCGCCATCTTCAAAATCACCCATTTTCTGCATTGGTTCTGCTTTACCAGCACCTGCTTTTGGAGCGTCTGCACCCTTAGGAGCTTCAGAAACGATTGTTTTATTTTCTTCCATTTTTAACTCTCCTATAAGTCAAAATTAATTAATTAATTTGCGTACTACTATTTATTATTTTGCGACTTTTCGCATAAATTTTTCAAAAGCAGCGGTTTGTTTTTCAGCTAACTCATGTCTTCGAGCAGCTTCAATTTCTTGTTGTATTTCAGAAATATCTTTTTCTTTAACGATACCATTGTCCCATACCCACTCTTTGCCTTCCATAACACCTTGTACAAATGCACTTGGAGCAGATGGATCTGCAACAATGTCAGCAGCAGTCGCTAAGTAAAAGTCTGATTTTACATAGTTAGTACCGCCTTTATTCTCCAAGGAACCCATGCCCCTTGACGAAACTCCTAGTTGTGCGCCTTCGTCTATCAAAGACTTCACAATCTTACCATAAGGTGTATCAGTCACTTTTGCTTCGCCAACATAGTTGCCTTTGCCGTCGCCTTCTAATGATGTAATTATGTGTGATACTCTCTCTAAGTTTACAGTTGGTCCGTCAGGATGTCCTAACTCACCAAATGCTCTCTTTTTATTGATAAATTCTTTTCTATATCTGTTTACTTCGTTTTCTAAAACTTCTTGTGGATAAACACGACCATTACGGTTCTTAATATTCGCCTGCATGAATATCCCCTTGATTTTGTGTGACTTTTTGCCGTTTTCGTCTGCTTCTGCAATCAACTGAACGTCAGTAAGTTCCTCTGTAATTAGTTTCATATGTTTATTCCTTTAGTCCTATTTATGTTATCGCACCTCTAAAATGATAGAATAACTGTCTCCATTCACAAAATTATGCGTAGAAAACAGAATATCACCTGTAGGTGTTCCTGCATTGTTAGCTATTTGTATTGCCGGCGTCTGTAAGTCTATCGTGCCTTGACCAGATAAAAACAGCGCCGTTGCGTTAGTAGTTCCTTCAAATAGGATTTCTACGGACCCTTTTGGGTCCGTAGTGTTTACACTATAAATCACTCTAGCAATTTTAGTAGAAGTTGACAAGTGATTTAAGTTTGCACTTGTCATCTTCTCTACTAAACTCTCTCCTGTACCATCAGATTTGTTCGTAAACTTCATTACAGTTTTAGAACCTGCAACGTCTGTTATAGTTTGTGTTGATACTGTATCAGCCATTATCTAGTCTGTCCTGAGGCAGTATAACCTTTTGCTTTGGTTACTTCAATTATTATTGTACCAGTAGCAGCACTAGCGTTGGTAATTAAAATATCACCTGTTACGCCTGAACTTTCTGGATTTGTTATCAATGGTTGTTTACCATGAAACCCATACTCGCCACTACCATGTATTGATATAGCATGGTCGTTTGAACTTGCGTCAAATAATAATGATATATCACTTGTTGCTGCCGTTGTATTCCATTTAATACTTTTTATGTGTAGTGTTGGGTTAGACGAGTGACCTCTTAATGCACTTGCGTCCACACATACTACATTTGAGTTAGTAGCATTGTTAATCTCAAACATTCTTACTGTTCTCGTTTCACTATCTACTAAATTTCTTGCGTTTACTATTGCCATTTTTACTCTCCTTTATATGGTTAGACCAGTTTCTTTTTTGAAATAGGTTTCAATATCTTTTTGTTGTACTTTGTATTTTTTAGTAACATCTTTCATAACTTTACTAAAATTCATTAACACTTTACCAGGTGTTTTTTCCATCTGAGCATATACATCATCTACCGCCTCTTTTGCTTTTGGCGCTAGTTTCTTATAGACTGGTGACCTTCTATGGTCTGTTTTTTCAGTCGTCAATTTCCGTAGATTGCTCAGCGTTATCATTCGTTTCTGGTTCCTTTGCCATGATTGTTGACGCAACGTCTTTACGCTTGTCATCTAATTCAGTTCCTACTTTATCTGATAAAGCAGACTTAAATGCTTTCTCAGCACTTAAATTATCGCCTTTTTCCAAAGCGTCAATCATATCTCTTGTTGGGTTAGAATTGTCCATCATCTTCTCCTTCTGGTGGCGCTTCCGCCTCCTTTTCTTTTTCTATTTTTGTTTGTTCTTCATCAATGTCAATGTCAGTCATTTTCAAAATGTTCTTCATTGCCCACTCTTTAGAATAAATGTTACCTATCATTTCACTATCTTTCAAGTTACGATAAATTTCCATTCTTTCTTTAAACATTTCTGCTTCTTTTATTTCAGCATAGTAACCGTCATTTACATAGTTGTATCTGATTGTTCTTGCTAAACTGTTTTCCCAATCTTCTATTGTAACAATACCTTTTAGTATTAATTGTGTTTTCAATAAATCATGGAATAAAGCATTAAATCTTGTTCTTAGTCTATCAACAAATTTACTAAACTTTAATTCGTCTCTATTAATCTCAGTCGCTCTACCCATATTGAAACTACCTTCAGCTTCTAATCTGGATACAGGAACATTTAATGACTTGTAAAGTTTCTTTTGAAAGTATTTGATATCTTCTACTTCACCTAAGTTAGAACCACCTGGTAGTGTAGTAATTTCTGTACCTCTACCACCTTCTCGTCTTGGTAACCAGAAGTCTTCTAACATAGACATGTATTGTCTATCGTCTCTTATTTCACCTGTACTTGCGTCATAGACAAGTTTGTTTCTATATCTGTTCATTACATCTTTTAGGTATTGCTCTGCTTTTGCTTTTGGTAAGTTACCTACATCAATGTAAAATATTCTTCTTTCAGGTGCTCTTGCTATTCTGTATATAACAACACTATCTTCAATCATTCTTAATTGATTGACAGGTTTGATTGCTTTATGCAAGTGACCCATGACCATGTTTCTTGTTTGGTCAATAACGCCAGATGTCACAAAAGTTATTGAGTCGGTTGCGATCTTTAAACCAGCATTTGAATTGCCTGGTTGCATTCCTTTTTCGTTGTACACAAACCACTCTGCTGTTTGTTCTACAACCTCAATGCCTTTACTTTTGACATCTCTTTTCTTTTTAATCTCACGAACTTTCTTAATCTTTCGTGGATCAATATATCTTAATTCTGTAATACCTTTTCTAGGACTAGTCGGATCTATTACCTTATGAAAATAGATACGGCCATCAACATACCATCTTTTAAATATGTCGTGTCCTTTTT